TAAGCGACTACGACATTGGCGAAGCCATACGCAAAGAGGAGGCATTAATCATGGCCAACCACCTGAAATGGTTTGATAGAACGGTTCTAGAATTGTACCTTGAGGGCTGGAGCATGACCGAACTCTCGCGTGAGTCAGGAATCAACCGCTCCACCCTCTACGAGTCGATAAGTCAATCCAAGAAAAAGCTCCGCCATGTTATTCGTCTCCGCGCAAAAGAGAGCAGATAGACTCGCCATCTGTAAAGGGTGCGAGCACTACGTCGAGAAAACACAGAGCTGTGGCGACCTCGTGAAGGAGGCGTTCAAGGATAGCCCCCTCTGTGGTTGCCATATGCCCACGAAGACGAGACTCAAGACAGCCTCCTGCCCCCTCGGGAAGTGGGAGGCATACGTCAAGCCCGAGGACGTGCAACGGATCAAGGAGTTCCTCGACAGGGACAACGCCCACCGCACCGCCTCGGAGCTTACCTTCCTCACACAGAAATACCTGAGCCCCACCAAGAAGGCGGGCGGGTGCGCTCCATGCAACCGCAACCTCCTCAAGGAGCTTCAAAAAATCGTAGACAGTGCCGATACCTAAACCCGAACCGGACGAGAACATGGCAGGCTTCCTGTCACGTTGCATGGCCGACGACACCATGACCCAAGAGTACCCCAACGAAAGACAAAGAGTAGCAGTATGCGCAAGACAGTGGAAAGAGAAGAAGTAAGTGCGAACCTCTGGCTCATGGTCGGGGCCATCGACAGACCCCGCACCTTCGGACGGGAGGCAGCCATCAGGAAGTGCCACCGCGCGGCAGAGAGGTGGGGCTACCAGTGGAGCAAGGTCGTAAGCAAAGACCGCCACCGCGACATCGTAGAGGCTCGACAGATTATGATGAAGCATCTCCGGGACTCCAAGTGGACGTACAGCGAGATAGGTCAGTTCCTCGGTGGACGCGATCACGCCACCGCCCTCTACGGCTCACGGCAGGCAGAACACCTCATCGACTACGACAGGAGCTTTCGCGCCCGCTACTACGAATTCCAAAACGCATGACCCTACGCAAAGTCAAAAGGATGCTCAACGAGAGCGACGACTTCCTCGTCTTCACCATGAAGCACCACGGGGAGACCGCCGACTTCGGAGCCTTCTACCAACGGACGGAGAGCTGGGAGATACTCCTGAACCTCGCCGTCTCCGATTATCACATACGCGAAACCCTACGCAATGTCCTCACAGCAGCCGACGCTTACCGCGATCAACAGACTGAAGACGAATCCGAATAACCCCCGAGCGATTCGCAAAGACCAACTCGACAAGCTCGTGAAGAGCCTCCGGGAGTTCCCCGAGATGCTCGAAGCACGTCCCATCGTAGTCGACCCCGACTTCGTAGTCTTGGGAGGAAACATGAGATTGAAGGCCGCCCAGCTCGCAGGGCTTACCGAAGTCCCCGTGTACGTTGCTACATGGGAGGAAGCCAAGCACAAGGAGTTCATAATTAAGGACAACCTCGCCTTCGGGGAGTGGGACTGGGATATGCTCGCCAACGAATGGGACGCGGAAGAACTCGACGACTGGGGCTTGGACGTACCCCTCGAGGATGAACCCACCGAAGGACTCACCGACCCCGACGAAGTTCCCGAAGTACCCGAGGAGCCAACCACGAAACCGGGCGACCTTTGGATATTGGGAGACCACCGCCTCTTGTGTGGGGACTCTACGAAAACGGAGGACGTTGAACGCCTCATGGACGGCAAGAAAGCCACGCTGATTCATGCCGACCCGCCATACGGAATGGGCAAAGAAAAAGACGGAGTGTTGAACGATAACCTATACCGGGAAAAGCTGGACAAATTCCAGATGGATTGGTGGCGAGCATTCCGCAAACATTCGCACGACAACGCATCCGCATACATTTGGGGCAATGCTCCCGACTTGTGGCGATGGTGGTACAAAGGAGGGCTGGCCGATTCCGAAAAAATCGAGGTGCGCAACGAAATCTGCTGGGACAAAAAAAGCATCCCGGGTATGAAGTCCGACCTCATGCACCAGTACCCTGAAGCCTCGGAGCGTTGCTTGTACATTCAAATCGGCCAACAGTTCATCGGCAACCTTAACGCATGCGACTTTCCCGAAGTGCATCGTCCAATTCTTGAATACCAACAACAGGAGCTGGCAAAGTCCGGACTCGACAAGAAAGGCGTCCAAGACCTGACAGGCGTTCAGATGTTCGGGCATTGGTTCACGGAGTCTCAATTTCAAATCATAGGCGAGAAGCACTACCTCAAACTGCAAGAAAGCACGGACGCATTTACCAAGCCTTGGAAAAAGCTCAAAGCCGAATGGGATGAGGCCAAGAAAGTGGTTCGTCGGATTATTGGAGACAAGCACAGCGAGATGCGCAGCTACTTTAACAACGCCCACGACATCATGCGAGACACATGGGAGTTCTCCCGAGTACACGGAGACGAACGACATGGACACGCAACACCAAAGCCCGTGGACATGATGGAACGTATCATGCACTCCTCTTGCCCCTACGGTGAGATTGTTGTCGAGCCTTTCCTCGGTAGTGGAGCGACGCTAATTGGAGCAGAAAAGACAGGGCGCAAGTGCTACGGCATGGAACTCGACCCCAAATACTGCGATATCGTTGTCAAAAGGTGGGAAGCATTCACAGGTAAAAAGGCAGAGCTATGTTCAAGCACCCAGACGTGACTCAAAGAGAAGTCCGAGAACAAAAGACGGCACACATGGAACAACAAAAAAAGCAGATGCTCGAAGCCTTGGAGCGTTCGCTGGGGATCGTTACGACAGCCTGCAACGCCGTAGGCATCGGACGCACCACACACTACCGATGGATGAAGGACGACCCCGAGTACAAGCAGGCCGTCAAGGACATCGACAACCGCACCCTCGACTTCGCAGAGAGCCACCTTCATAAGCTCATCAAGGAAGGCAACCCAGCCGCGACCATCTTCTTTCTCAAGACCAAAGGCAAGGGGAGAGGGTACGTTGAGCGTCAAGAGATTGAGGTGGCAGAAAAGAAGCCCCTCTCGTGGTTCGTGTCTGACGACTCGACGGTGAGTTGAGACAGCCCGCCACATACTACCACGTCAAGAATAGCCCAGCGAAAGTCCAAGTACACCAAGGCGGGACGCGCTCGGGCAAGACCTACTCTATCCTGACCGCCCTCATCGAGCTATGCCACCGCAACGAGAACAGCGGGGCAGTCATCACCATCGCCCGCAAGACCTTCCCCGCGATCAGGGCGTCTGTCATGCGGGACTTCTTCGAGATACTCGAGAGGGAGGACATCTACAACGTGGAGCTCCACAACAAGAGTGAGGCTACCTACGTCCTCTTTGGGAACCTCGTGGAGTTCATCTCGGTAGACCAGCCACAGAAGGTGAGGGGTAGGAAGCGCGACGTCTTGTTTCTCAACGAGGCGAACGAGTGCCATTTGGAGGACTGGCGACAGCTCATGCTCCGAACCACCGGGCGGGCTATCATTGACTACAACCCCTCCGACGAGTTCCACTGGATATACGACCACGTCCTAACACGCGATGACCATGAGTTCTTCCAAACAACCTACAAAGACAACCCCTTCCTCTCCGCGTCCACCGTTCAAGAGATTGAGCGACTGCAAGAAGCCGACCCCGACTACTGGAGGGTATACGGCCTCGGGGAGCGTGGCGTCTCCCGCGCCACTATTCTCACGCATTGGAAAGCAGTACCCCAAGTTCCCGACGGGTGGAAGCTCCTGAACCTCGGGCTCGACTTCGGATATACCAACGACCCCACGGCGATAGTCAAGGTCTACACCGACGGCCACGGCTTCTGCCTCGATGAGGTGTGCTATGCCACGGGACTCACAAACGCAGCTATAGCCCAGACCCTCCGCGATGCGGACATTGGTAAGACCATGATCGTGGCCGACTCTGCCGAGCCCAAGTCCATTGACGAGATACACGGCCACGGCCTGAATATCCACCCCGCCCGGAAGGGACAGGACTCGGTGCGAGCAGGTATCGACTTCCTCCGGTCGCGTCCCCTGCTCATCACAGAGCGGAGTGTGAACGGAATCAAAGAGCTGAGAAATTACAAGTACAAGGAGGACAAGAACGGACGACAACTGAACGAGCCCGTCGACGCCTTCAACCACTTCGTGGACGCCTCCCGCTATGCCATCACTTGGAACCAGACCAACCCGAACTACGGAAAGTACGCCCTCGGGTAGACCTGAGATATTCACCCTTTCAACCTTATATAAATATGGAGCTTCGCTTGCCCGCCAACTTCTCAGACCTCAAGCTACGGCACCTCCAAGCCCTAGAGACGGAGACCGACCCTATCCGGCGCATCGACGCCGTTACGGGTCTCGGTGTCTCCAAGCTACGCGAGATGCCCCAGCCCCTCATCATGAAAGCCGACGAGCACCTCACCCAGCTACTGAACAAGGAGGTCTCGAATTTCAAAAAGACGTTCGACCTCAAGGGTACGACGTACGGCTTCATCCCTAACTGGGAGGAATTCACCGCCGGGGAATGGATTGATATGGAAGTGTACACGCAGGACTTCTGGAAGACGGCACACAAAGCCATGAGCGTACTCTACCGACCCATCGACAGGAAGTGGGGCGACAGCTACTCGATTGAGAAGTACACCGCCAAGGAAGACGCCGACGTCTTCAAGGATATGCCCGCCCCTCTCGTGGCTGGTGCTCTGCTTTTTTTTTGGACTACCGAACGCAAACTGCTGAGCACTATGCGCAAATCTTTGGCGAGTCAGGCGGTGGCTCTTCTGAACTTGGGGAGAAGTGGGGTTGGTACGTCGCGCTCTATACCTTGGCTAACGAGGACTTACTACAAATGGAAGCTATCACAGCCCTTCCGGTGGGTTCGGTCTTTACTCACCTCTCCTTTCTACAAGACCTCAACCACCACCGTGAGAAACAAATGAAGCAAGCCCGAGTATGATAACCTTCAACAACATCGTCACGAAGTTTCAGGAGTTCTGCGACAACCACTTCTTCATCCAGACGTTCAGCTACGGCTCGCCCGCTGACGTCGACCTCGAGAAGTTCGAGCAGTACCCCCTCCTTCACCTCGTGTACACGGGAGGCGACTACAACAGCCCCAAGGCCAAGACGTACAATCTCGAGGTCTATATCCTGTCCGTGCCCCCTTCGGAGGCCGACAAGACCCAATACCAGAAGGAGAGCATATCGAATGCCGAGCAGGTAGCCGAAGATATCCTAGCCGACATCCAGAACGGGGGTAACATCTTCCAATTCGGGTACGACTACGAGCTCACCAGCGCGTCAGTTACCCCCCTCGAGGAGGAGAAGAGCAACGCCCTGGCAGGGTGTCTCCTTGATTTGTCTATCGTCGTCCCCTACACCTACGACTCGTGCAACGCTCCCCTGACGGGAGTGGAGCCCGAAGGTAGTGGGTATCCTTCGTTTAAGGCTCGGGGGCTCTTGAGGGTGCGTGAGCTTGACGGCTCGCCCGACGTCCTCTCGGTGGCTACCATCAACGTACCCAACGGCTCCCTCACCGACGACGGAGAAGGAGAGATAACCCTGACCTTTGGAGGCGATACAGCCGAGAAGATTAGCTTTCCCGTTCGTAACGACGAAGGCGTAACCATCCCAGCGGGCAGTCCCCTGTACTCCCGTGGAGAGATTGGAGGAAGCGAGCGCATCCTTGTGGGCATCGCAAAGGCTAGCGACCCCGACAAGATGCCTGCTATCGGCATCGCCGAAACCGAGCTCACCGCCACGGGCAACGACACGGACGGCGACGCTATTATGGTGGGGACGTACAACACCAACCTCTCTGGGTTTACTGGACTGCAAGAGAATGACATCCTCTACGTTGGCAAGAATGGTGGGCTAACCAATACAAAGCCCACGAGTACAGACCTCATCCAGAACGTTGGTATCGTACTCAAGACCAACGGCACCCTGTGCCAAGGGCTGAAGGTTTCCTGTATTGGACGGACGAACGACGTCCCCAACCTCAAGCCCGGGGGTATCTTCATCGGCACGGCCACCAACACCGTGCAGAGCGACTTCACGCTTCCACTCAACCCAAGCCTCTACGGGCGTACCCTTGTATATAACGCCGCGTCGGAGGAGTACCGCGAAGGCTACCCCACAAGCGAGGGACAGGTCTCTACATGGACGACGACCTCGACAGTCTCCACGGCCTATACCACGACAGGAGCCAAGTACCCTACATGGGGCAACATCCTCGGAGGGACGCTGACAATCGACCAAGACCTTCGTGCAGGGTGGAGCATGGGATGGAACAACGGGGCTACGCAACTGCTCGCTGCCCCCCTATCCCTGAACAGCACGATAGAGGTCAGCGTAACGTTAGATATAACCGCTCCCGTTGGGGCTCTGGGTACTGTGAACATCGGCAACGCGATTGGGTACTTCACTGCTCCCACCTATACGGGGGGGACTATCATAGGAGACGGCACGACGCAGACCTACACCGTAACGAGTACGGCGGGCGTAGTAAACTTCTGGCAACTGGCCAACACCGCACAGGTGCAAGTGTTCATCATAGCCAACCCCGGCACGATCACCGTAGAGCCCAAGACCATCACAATCACCGTGAACCATGCGTAACCCATTCGAACTGACCGACGAGGAGAAGGCTTGCACCGTAGGCGAGGAACAGCTCGCTATGTTTCAGCGCCTCGTGGACTTCGTAAACGACAGGCTCTCCGAGATTGAGACCCTACAGGACAAAGTGAACCAACTAGAAAACCCTTCTAAATAATGGAATTTATCAACGAAAACTGGCCGGAGCTCCTCCTCGCCCTCATCACTCTTTTGGGTACTATCTCCGCTCTCACCGAAAGCGAGGAAGACGACAACTGGGTAGACCTCTTGGGTCGCATCGTACAGGCTATCCTCATCGGACGTAGCAAGCCACCGAAGAAGTAAATGGAGCTGAAGGAATTTCAGAAGGTACTCGACCGCTTCGCCGACGACGTAAACAACGCGGCCAAGCGCGAGCTGGGCTCCCGTAGGATAGGCAAGAACCGCTCCTACGGCGTAGCCTCGCGTTCCCTTCAGAAATCCTTGACGTACTCCATCTCCAAGGGGCAAGTACTCTTCAGCTCTCCCAACCCGTCCGCCCCTTTTATCCATTGGGGCGTGAACGGCACCAGAAAGAAGCGCGGGGCACCGTTCTCCTATACGACCAAACAGCCACCCGTGGAGGCCGTGCTGAAGTGGATGAAGGTGAAGCCCGTGAGGCTACGAAGCGAAAGCGGGCAGTTCATCAAACAGACCCCCAGCCGTCTACGCTCTGCTGCCTTCCTCATCGCCCGCTCCATCAAAGAGAAAGGGATCGAGGGGCTCCGCTACTACGTCGTAGCTCTGGAGACCATCGTACCGAAGTACAACGAGGAGTTCGGCGAGGCCGTGGTCTCCGACATCCTCAAGAGCCTGACCTTCGACACAGGGAACATCAAAATCAAAACCAAGTAACATGGCCTCCTCCTTTAGCCATACGCCTACCACCACCAACGACGCGACGAAGTTTGCAGGTCAGCCTCTCATCTTTAGTTGCACGGACAGTAGCACCCCCGACAGGTTTGTTATTCAAGTTTACGAACGGGACACAGTAGGTAGCTCTTCGGGGCAGGTTGACCTTGGAGAGTTCTACCTAACACCTAACGCGAACGGGAAGGCACACTTCGACCTGTCCAACGTAATTGAAGGAAGGCTCAACGCTCCCACGACGACATTTCTTGGGGACGTCACCCACCAGACGAATTACAGCGTAGGCGCGGCTCTAAGTACTTTCGACAGGGTTATGCGAGAATATTACGTCGAGCTGTACAGGTACGACTCAAGCGGGAAGAGTTCTCTACAAGATTCCGAGACGGTTGCTGTTTGGGCTGGTGCTGTACAAATCTCTCAAGGGTACGAGCCTGACGCGGAGGCTCCCTACCACTTCACCACGTCCTCAAGCAAGGGCTTTCTTACCAATAGGTACTGGGACAGCTCCACCGACATCGAGGCGACGATGGCTGCCGAAGATCAGGGCGTGTGGTCTGTGGCTATCCCCGACGAGTGGCAAAGCTCACCCTCGAATATTACCGACGCCCGATATACCCTTTACTACCCAGGAGGGTCGGTATCCAAAACTCTAACTAACGTTGTTTTCAACGGTACGACGGTCAACTACAACTATACGACCGGACCCCTTGCCCCCGCTAACGTGCAGGTGGTTTTTGCTGGCTCGTGGACTTCCGACTGGACGCGCTACGAGATAGTTTTCAGGGACAACCTGACGAGCAACATCTCCAACAAGTACATCGTCCATCGTGACTGCCGACCGTACAAGCACGACCCCGTACAGCTCGCATGGACGAACACCGTCGGAGGGTGGGACTACCTCCGCTTCGACGGGCGCAACCTCAAGACGGTGAACAGCGAAACAAAGATGTACCGCAAGACCATCGGCTCGTATGGAGCCGCCGCGTTCGACTTCAACGCATGGGACAGGCAGGACACCCCCTACCACGTCACCGCCCGCGAGCAGTACGCCTTGAGGAACCAGTACTTCACCGCTTCGGAGCGCGACCTCTTGCAGTACGCCTTCCGCTCGAAGAACGTCATGTTCAGGGTGGGCGACGGTAGCTGGCTCCCTTGCAACATCCAGACGAACAGCTACACGATCCAGCCTGCCGCGTCCCAGCTCTTCGACGTCTCCTTCAATATCGAACTCGCACAAGAAATCAGATGCTAAGACTACTGCTCGACGGCAACGAGATGGACTTGTACGAGGACGTCTCCGTTAACCTCACCCTTCAGTTCTCAGACGTTCAGAACGTGAACAGCCCGGCGGGTAGCTTCTCGCAGACTTTCCGTATCCCGGCCACGGCTAACAACCTCGACTACTTCGGAGCCATCGACGACACCACAGCCGTCGACATCGTGAACGTGAAGCAACGCATCCCCGCCCAAATATTGAGCGATACTATCCCTATCCTTTCGGGGTTCTGTCAGGTGAAAGCTATCTACCTCCAGAAGGAGAAGTACGCCGACATCGAGCTCGTCTTCTTCGGGGGTGCTGTGGATATGAAGAGTGCCATCGGGGACGGCATGATAAGCGACCTCGACCTGTCAGCCCTCAACCACGAGGTGAACCGAACGAACATCGAGAACTCGTGGCTCGCCACCTCCACAAGCCCTGCCCCATACGTTCGCTACGGGGTAATAGATAAGGGCTATAACTGGAGTGCGGACAATCGACCGTGGACGGGCTCACAAGGCATATACCAGAACCAGCTCACGCCCTTCGTGTCGGTCTACTCTATCCTTGACGCGATCATGACCGAGGCGGGGTACACTTGGGAGAGTTCCTTCTTTGTCGACCCTGCCGTGAGTGCCGTGACCACGAAGTATATGTACGTCCCGTGTAATAACGGAAGCGCGAATCCTCCCGAGGAAGGAATCTCACCAGACAATACCGTGAGAGTCAACCTAAACGGAGATATCACTACGACATCTCCGGGGAGTGCCACAGGTACGTTGGGACTTGACGACAGCTTCCAAGACGCCTACGACCCCGAGGACAACTGGAACAATACGACCTTCAGATACACCGCTCCCGAGAACGCCATTTATTCTTTGTCCGTCAGGGTATACGGAACTTTAGGCGATTTCCCTTCTTCCGCTGCTGGGCCTCATCAGGTGGGAGTAAGTATCTACAAGAACGGCTCTTTGTATAGCCAAATTTTTTCGGATGCTTTGCTCGGTGCTAATTTGATAAAACAATTCGACGAGACAATAACCTTGACAGGCTCGGACGCCATCGAACTAAATACCGGCGACTACCTCGACTTCAGGTATAGCTTGAGCGGCACCGCTCGGCTATATGGGAATTCGCTGCGCTATTGCTCGATGGAAGTTATCAATGTTTCGCCCGCCGTTAGCTTATTCGACGTTGACGTCGCAGCATCCCTTCCAGAGATTAAGCAAATAGACTTCCTAGTAGGTCTACAAAAGATGTTCAACCTCGTCTTCGTCCCGGACAAGAACAAGCCGAACCATCTCATCGTAGAGCCGTTCCAAGACTATGTAGCGACAGGGACACAGAAGGACTGGACGGACAAGGTGGACTACTCAAAGGACTTGACTTTCAAGCCCACCACCGACCTACAAAAGAAGGAGTACCAATGGACGTACAAGCCCGGCCTCGACTTCATCTCTGACGCCGTGCAGAAGTCCCTCGACAGAGTGTATGGTCGTTATAGAATCACAGAGCCCGATAACGACTTCGCGAAGGGAGAGCAAAAAATCGAAACCAATTTCGGCCAGTTCATGGTGAGTATGATTCCGGGCATCGGCTTTCCAATACACCGAAGCCTTCAGGCTGACGGGCAAGCAGTAGAGAAGCCCCTTCCTATGATAGCATATTGGGCAGGGCTATCGGGTAGATTTGGCGATTGGTTTTTAGAAGAGGATGCGGGAACAACACCAACACCAGTACAATATACCGAGTTCCCCTTGTTCTCGAACTACAACACTGCGCACCCCTCTGTTACTGACAAGGACTTGAACTACGGGATGGAGCAAGCCTTCATTCCTATGGAAGCCAACCCAGCCAACACCTTGTACTTCGAGTATTGGGCGCAGTACGTTGCAGAGCTATACTCTAACGAGGCGCGGATCATGACGTGTACCATGAGGCTGTCCAAGCAGGAGCTGGCCGACTTCGAGTTCTCCGACAATATCTACCTCAAGGACTCGTACTGGAGGGTGCTGAAGATTAACTACGACTCCAACGTAGAGGGTACGGCAAAGGTCGAGCTTATTAAGATTCTCTCGGACGTCGACATATGCGCGGACACCCCCACGGGATATTCTCTGCGTTCGCGATTCATTCTCTTCAACAACTCCACGGATGCTTCCCCCGACATCGGCTCGAAGGCTTGCTGTGAGAAGTACGGCTACCAGTGGCTTAACGTCAACCAAGTGGTGAACGGTACAGGCTACCCCTACCTATGCAAACCCTACACCCAGAACACCCCACCTTCGACGACATGAAGCACCCCTCCCACATTATGAAGGCTATCGACCTTCTCCAGAACGCCAAGGTGAAGCAGACGCTCCCGTGGTGGCTCGTGCCTCTTGACTACTTCCTCGCCTCTCTCATCCTCATTGGATGGTGGGGAGGCATCGCCTTTCTAATCTACAAACTCGTGACATGGCTGTAAGCAAACAGGAGGTAATCCTAACATTTGACGCCGATACTTCCGGCGTAGAACAAAGCATCGGCAACGTAGAGAAGAGCGTTGAAAGCACCTCGCAGGCCACCTCCGGCCTAACGAACCAGCTCGACAAGATGACGGGCGGAGTCGTTTCCGGTTTCCGCAATATGAGCAAAGGGGTGAAGTCTGCCATCACGGGGATGAAGTCCTTGAAGGTGGCCGTAGCTGCGACAGGTATCGGCCTCCTTTTGGTGGCTATCACATCCCTTGTAGCGTACTTCCAGAAGACCGAAAGAGGGGCTCAGCAACTGCGTAAGATTACGGCGACCCTCGGGGCTGTCATGGACAAGCTCGTCGACGTGGTCATCGGCTTGGGTGAGGCTATCTTCAACGCCTTCACAAACCCAAAGGAAGCCGTCCTCGGACTGTGGGAAACCATCAAGACGAACTTCCTCAACCGCTTGGAGGGTCTGCTGGAGTTCATCCCAAAAATTGGGGAAGCTATCTCGCAAGTTTTCTCCGGCGACTTTTCAGGGGCTGCCAAGACTGCCGTCGATGCTATGGGAAAAGTTACGCTCGGGGTGGAAAGCGTAACGGACAGCATGGGCGAGGCGGCGAAGGCAGCGGGTGAATTTGCCTCGGAGATGGAGCGAACGGCGAAGGCAGCAAACGACCTAGCCGACAGGGAGAACAAGCTGAAGGTAGCGGAGCGCGACCACCTCATCGTGAGGGCAGAGACCAACAAGCTCATCGCAGAGAAAAGGCTTTTGGTAGAAGATGAGAAGATGGCCTTCGACGACAGGATCGCGGCACTCGACGAAGCCATCGCAGCGGAACAAAGAACCATCGCCCAAGAGCTGGCCTTTGCTAAGGAGCGAGCCGACATCTTAGAGGCGAAGGCTGCCCTCGCAGAATCGGACGAGGAGACCCTTCAAGCCGTTGCCGAGGCACGGGCTAGGGTGACGGAGCTGGAGACATCTTCACTCCGTACCCAGAAGCGTCTGGAGGGTGAGCGTCAAAGCCTACTCCTTCAGCGTGAGTCCAGAGAGAAGGCAGCAGAGAAAGCACAAGCCGACCGCATAGCCAAGCAGGAGAAGGCAGAGGAAGACCGCATCAAGAAAGAGCTTGACGCCATGATGAAAGGCGCGGAGGCAAGAGCCAAGCTCGAAGATGAACTCTACGCCTTGACGCTGGAAGCACAAGAGAGGGAGGAGCTTGCGGTTATGCAGAAGTACGACGAGCGCGTAGCTATCGCAGGAGACGACGAGGGACTTATCAAGGCCGCGACAGAACAACTCGAAGCCGACCTCCTAGCCATCCAACAGAGGTACGACGAGATAGCCAACGCGGACGAACAGAAAAAGCTAGACTCACAAATCGCTCTCCTGCAAAAATACTACGACGAGGCCGCCGCACTCATCGAGGAGAACGCCGTCATGTCACGAGAGCAGGAACTGGAGAACCTACGCCTCGACCATGAAGCCCGCATCGCTCTAGCGGAGGAGCTAGGGCAGGACACGACCGCGCTACTAGAAGCCCAACGCCTAGCAGAGAAAGAAATAAACGACAGGTACGACGCGCAGGAGCTAGCAGCTAGGCAGGAGCTAGCCCAGAAAAGAGTGGAGCTTACGGTGGGTGCGCTCGGTGCTCTCCAAGCCTTGAACAACGCCTTCAGCAAGGACGACGAGAAAGCGGCGGAGGCAGCCTTCAAAAGAAACAAAGCCCTCTCGCTAGCTACGGCCACCGTCAACACGGGACAGGCAGTAGTCAACGCCTTGACAGCTGGGGGTAACCCAATCAAGCTCGCCACGGGTGCGCAGTTCGTAGAGGCAGGCATCGCCGCCGCCACGGGTGCTGCCCAGATTGCTGTCATCGCCAAGTCCAAGTATACCCCGTCAGGGGGTGGAGGCGGAGGCGGGACGGCTCCCGTATCTACGGGTGGTGCCGGTGGTATCGGCGGAGGAGCCCCACAAGCCCCACAGCTCGACCTATCCTTCCTCGGGGAAGGGGCGGGAGGACAAGCCCCCGTGCAGGCTTACGTCATCGCTACCGACGTCTCCAACGCACAACAAGCCAACCAACAAATCCAAGACCAAGCCACGCTATGAGAATTGTAGAATTGATAATCGACGAAGAGGCGGAGCTGTACGGCATCGACGCCATCTCCCTCGTAGACCGTCCAGCCATCGAGCTAGACTTCATCGCCTTGAAAGAACAGCGGGTAGAGTTCGCAGAGGTGGACGCCGACAAGCGCGTCCTCATCGGCCCCGCCCTTGTACCCGACAAGCCTATCTACCGCAAGAACGGAGAGGACGAGTTCTACGTCTACTTCTCGAAGGGTACCGTGCGCAAGGCCAGCGAGCTATACCTGAAGCACGGCAACCAAGCGAAGCACACCCTCGAACACGAGCACACCATCCACGGGCTTACCGTCGTGGAGTCGTGGATCGTGGAGAACAAGGAACAGGACAAGTCCGCCCTGTATGGGCTCGACGTTCCCGTGGGTACATGGATGGTAGCTGTCAAGGTGGATAACGAAGCCATCTGGCAGGAGTGGGTGAAGGAAGGCAAGGTCAAGGGCTTCTCTATCGAGGGCTACTTCGTCGACAAGATGAAGAAGAACAGCGAAGACGAGATGCTCGCCGAGCTAGCTAAGGCCATCGTAAAGGCAGACAAGCGTACGAAGGCAGGGGTGCGGGTAGTCATGGAATCCTACGACGACTACCCCGAGGCAGTCAAGAACAATGCCAAGCGAGGGATTGAACTCAACGAGAAGAACGGCAACAAGTGCGCCACCCAGACGGGGAAGGTCAGGGCTCAACAGCTAGCCAACGGAGAGCCCGTTTCCCTTGAGACGGTCAAACGCATGGCCTCCTTCCTACAACGGGCGGAGGAGTACTACGACGAGGGCGACATGAACGCGTGTGGGACTATCTCCTATCTCCTGTGGGGTGGGAAGGCTGGCCTCCGGTGGGCTTCGTCCAAGCTGGCCGAGGAGCTTATGAGCCAACTAGAAAAAGAATTTTCCACCAAACCTGAGAATTGACCCCTCGAAAACCTTATATAAAAAACGGCACGACATGACTATTCAAGAAAGGGTGCAGGACATCTTCAACAAGTTCAACGTCAACTTGAAAGTAGAGGAGTCGCGCACCGAACTGGCAGAGGCCGCCCTCGACAACGGGACGGTGATCTACACGGACGGCGACGACTTCGTAGAAGGAGACGAAGCCTATATCATTAACGACGAAGGCGAGCGCATTCCGCTCCCTCCAGGGGACTACACCTTCAAGGACGGGGGTGTCATCTCTATTGCTGACGGTGGCAAGATTGCAGCCTTGAACAAAGGAGGCGAAGGTAAGGAAGCGAAAGATGGCAAGGCATCCAACCCAGCCAAGACCAAGCAACCCGTCGCGGAGGCTCCCGCCAAGGACGCACCCGTCAAGCCCGCACCCACCGACCCCCCGGTTAAGCCACCCACGAAGCCCAAGACTCGCCAGAGCGCGGACTTCGAAGAAGAAGAAAATGCAAACGACATGGAAGAAGTAACCATTAACTACGTCACCCGCGAGGAGGTAGAGGCCATCATTGCCGAAGCCATCGCCGCTGCTATGGGTGAACCAGCCGTCGAGGAAGCCGAGGAAGAGGAGAAGGAAGAGATGAGCGTCAACCCTGAAGCTCCCAAGGCAGAAGCCAAGGAGGAGCCACAAGCGGAGGCCGTAGAGCCTACCGAAGAATTTGAGGTCGAAGTCGAAATGAGTGCAGAGACTACCGAAGCACCCAACGAGATGGACGTAATCATGACCGAGCTCTCACAGGTCAAAGAGCGTCTCTTCGAGCTCCAGAAGCAAGCAGCCTCCACGGGGCTGAAACACAAGGCACCAACCCCAAAGAAGGAGCCTTTAAATCTCCAGAATTTGACAACTGAAGAGCGCGTCCGTGCTCTCGCAAATCACTACAACGCCTAAACTATGGCAAACGCAACATTCACCACTTCGACCTACGCGGGACAGGCTGCCCTTCCCTTCGTAGCTCCAGCCATCTTGAGCGCGGACACCCTCGCCAATGGCTACATCTCTGTCTTGGACAACGTCCGCTTCAAGGCAAACCTCCGCAAGCTGACGGGCGCGGCTATCGCTGCTCGCTCTTGTGAGTTCACTACACCCGCCGCTGGTGGCTTGGACATCTCTGACGTCGTTTTGACTACGACCCAGCTCCAAGTAAACGAGCAAATTTGCAACGACGACTTGGCTCAAACTTGGGCAGCGGAGCAGATGCGCGGAAACTACGCAGGTGCTCCCGGCGACTACGTTTCCTTCTTGGGTCAATACGTCGCAGCTCGCGTGGCTGCCAACGTAGAGCAGAACATCTGGCAAGGCAACTACGACGCCGACGGCTCTGGAGCCGGAACTCCAGTCGTTACCAACTTCACGGGTATCTGCAAGCACATCGTAGACGCTACTCCCGGCCACGAGACTACGGCCACCTTGCCTTTGGCTGCTGCGACTGTGGCTTCTGTAAGCGTAGGTATCTTGGACGCTTTGGCGGACATTACCGCTGACGCTCCTTCAGCTATCGCTGGCGACCCTGACGCTGTTATCTTCATGAGCCGTGCCTCTGCCCAGCTCTACTACCAAGCGTTGGCTGCTAATTACAACCTGCCTTTCTTGAACGACGGCATGGTGGCGAAGTACGCTGGCTACACTATCATTACTCCTGCCGGCTTCCCTGCCGACACCTTGCTCTTGGGCAAGAAGGAGAACTTCTACTTCGGTACGAACCTCTTGACTGACCACGTCGAGGCTCGTTTCTTGGACTTGACCAACACCACCGGAGACGCCGTGACTCGCATTGCGATGTTGTTCGACGGAGGTACGCAGGTTGTAGACCACGACTCTTACTCAGTCTGGCGTCGCACCGCCTAATCATTAACCGAGGGAGGGGGGGCTTCGGCTCCCCCGCTTTCACAAACCCCAAGAACAAATGGCTTGCTCATTAACTATTACAGGACGCTCGCTTCCTTGCCGTGATGCCCTCGGAGGGGTAAAGAACGTGTGGATTGGACCATTTACTGACGGCATCTGGGACGCTGTAGCTTCCGGCGAAATTCCGGACTCTTCTGCCGCGTTGGAGTTGCACGACTTTGTTTCTCCCAAGAACACGTCTAGCCTCACGCAGACGGTCAACTCAAGCATTGAGAACGGAACCGTGTACTACACTCAGGTCTTGAGCTTGGTTTGCAACAAGCCCGTTGCAGCCGACGTAACAGAAATTCAGAACCTCGCAAAGGGTCGCCTTGCAGTAGTTGTCCAAGACAACAATGACAACTACTTCGTAATTGGACACACGCGTGGAGCAGAACTCACTGGAGGCTCTCTGACTACCGGTACGGCCTACGGCGACTTGAACGGTTTTACTTTGGAATTCACGGGCGAGGAAGCTATCCCCGCTCCGTTCCTTGACCGCGCGACAGCCGAAGCCCCAACGGGTAGCGTTACCTTCACCGTTACAGCATAAGCCGAGGCACTGCCTTAGGACTGTTATACAAAGGAGGGGGAGGGCGCAGGCTCTCCCCTTTTTTAATTCACAAAGCATGGTCAACCTACTCCCCAACACAGCAGGACAGAGAATGTACTGCACCCCGTTCGAGGCTCGTAAGTTCCTCGCTTCTTTTACCGACTACCTCGTCGTGCTTCGTAACGATGCGAGCGAGGAGACCTACGCCTTCATCGCCAACGTGACATACGACAACGAGAGGTACTCCCAGTTCCGTATCTCCACAGCTACGGACAACCCCACGGCGGGAAACATCCTTCTCACCGAGTCGGGGCTGTACACCTACACGATCTACGGGCAGAACTCAGACACCAACCTCGACCCCGAGGACGCCTCTATCGTGGGGGTCTGCGAGGTGGGGGCTTGCCGAGTCACGGCGACCGGAACTTACTTCGACTTCGACAACCCGACAGTCCCCGACAACGTTATATATTACGAGTAAATGGAACTTATCAAACTCAAAGAATACGAGGAGCGGAGCTACGCCGAAGCACCCTCGAAAGATGGATACGTGAAGTACGGGGACGACAACCTCTTCCCTCAATACCTCATCGACCTGTACAAGTCGAGCGCAACGCACAATGCCTTGTGTACTTCTATCGCCTACATGATCTTCGGTGACGGCGTACAGGCCGACACCCTCGACGCTAGGCTCAAGATTCAAGAGTGGGGTCTCGACGACGAGGTACGGAAGGCTTGCCTCGACCTGAAGATTCAGGGAGGCTTCGCTCTGGAGGTCGTCTACTCTATCGACCGAACGACCATCTCCAAGGTGAGGCACTGCCCCTTTGAGAATATCAGAAGCGCGGAGGTTGACGAGGACGAGAACGTGGAGTTCTACTACTACTCAAAGGACTGGAGCGACAAGAGGTGCGAGCCGGAGCTCGTGCGAGCTTTCGACCCCGAGGATGCCGTAGAGTACCCCGTCCAGATTCTGTACGTCAAGCCTTTCTCGCCCGGCTCGTACTACTACCCCAAGCCCGACTACATCGGCTCGATTGATTATATCGAGCTCGACAAGGAAATCGGCAAGTACCACATCAACAATATCAAGAACGGCATGGCTCCGTCGTTCCACCTTGCCTTCAAGAACGGCACTCCCTCACAGGAGGAGAGGCGGAAGATTCGCAACGACGTGGAGCGTCAACTGGCCGGGGCTACCAACGCGGGTAAATTCATCATGACCTTCAGCGACCAGCCCGACAGGAAGCCCGACTTCGAGCCGTTCCCCCTCTCCGACGCTGATAAGCAATACCAATTCCTCTCTACGGAGGTCTCCGACAAGATTATGATAGGACACCGCGTGGTGTCTTCGGCTATGTTCGGAGTCAAGACGGCGGGACAGCTCGGAAACACCCAAGAACTGGAAATCGCTTCTACCTTGTTCGACGACCAAGTGGTGAAGCCTTACCAACGCATCGTAAAGAACGCCGTACAAAGCATTTTGAACGCTGCGGGTACCCCGGCTATCGTTTCAGTCGTAGAAGTCGAAGAGGAGGCTCCTACGGTGGCTGAATTGTCGTCTGAAGATGAAGTGGTGGACTTGACGCTCGCCTCCGACTACCTAATCCAGATGGGCGAGGAAGTGGACGAGGACGAGTGGGAACTCATCGACGCCCGCAAGGTGGACTACGACACCGAGAATATGCAGGATGCCCTCTGGACGTTTGCACGCACCATCCCCGGCAGTTCTGCCGAGCGTGGAAGCCGAGGCGTTAGCGAGCAGGACAACGAGCTTATCCGCGTCCGCTATGCTTATATGCCCAAAGTAACGGGAAGCCAAGGCACGGCTACCTACGAGTCGCGCGACTTCTGCAAGAAGATGGTGGGAGCCGGAAACAAGGTCTGGAGGAAAGAAGATATTGTCGACGCAGGCAACCGAGCCGTAAACCCCGGATGGGGAGCGGGAGGGGCTGACACCTACTCGATTTGGTTCTACAAAGGCGGGGGGTCATGCCAGCACTACTTCGAGCGTCGCACCTACCTCCGCAAGGACAACGAACGCATCTCGGTAACTCAAGCCCGCGCCCTCATTCGTGAGGCAGGACTCGAACCCCTTGAACAGAACGACCCCAAGGTAGCCAAGCGTCCCCGCGATATGGGTGGCGACAAACGCGGATTTTTAGAACCCAAAAACTGGACAACCCCAAAGTAAATGGCACTCACAGCAGAAGTTCTCTTCGTCAATCCTGACTACATGAAACGCCTCACCCAACTGAACGGGAGCGTGGAGGACAGGGTCATGGCTCCGGCGATTATCCTAGCACAAGACAAGTACCTCCAGCAGTACCTCGGCACCGACCTCTTGAACAAGCTCAAGGCCGACGT